CCGAAATGCGTATTCAGCGAGTTCCGCTGCGCCAGTTTGTTCCCAGTCCACCAGACGTGCCTCGACCTCGATTTCGAACCGATCGCGTGGCACGCCCGAGGCTTCCAGCAGGTCTACTTTTGCCCGCGCGAAGTGCTCCGCCACAATATCCGCCGCGTCGATCGAAATGCCGCACGCCGCCAATGCTGACGCCGGCCCCGACAACGCCGATTCGCAGTTGTCCCGGTATTTCGTGCTATACCCGTCGATCCAGTCGATAAACGACGACGAACTCATGGCCCGCCGTGCGTGTGCCGCGTGACGCCGCACAATGCCGCTCAGCGCCGCCTCAAACCCCTGCCACGCCGCTGTTTGGGCTTGTTCGTCCGCCAGATCAAGCCGTTTTTCCAGCGTGGCGACGTCCGATTGTGCCGAAATATCCGCCAAACTATCCTCGAAATTGGCCGACATATCGCGGATTCTGCCCGCCAGCAGCCGGTTTTCCGCTCGCAGTTCGTCTATTTCCTCGCCGATTTGTGCCAGATTGCCACCGTTTTCTGGCGGTTCTTCGGGTTCTGGCTCCGGTTCTTCGGTTCCCGCGTCGTCGATCGGGATCATTGCCCCTTGAATCAGGTATTGATCGCCACCGTCATACGGGTTCAGATCTTCGAGTGCCCGAGCTTCGTTCGGACTCATCACGCCGATGTTGATCAACGATTGATAGAACGCCGCCCGTGCCGCCGAATCGCCGCGAAGCAATGCCGTCACGTTGAATTTGAAATAATGTGTTGCCCGTTCCGCTTCCGACAGCAATGCCGCGTCTAGCTTCTCTTCCCACAATTTCAGCCACGGCACCAGCGAATCCTGGACGAACTCAATCCCCAGGTGTTCAATATTTGAGAACGTCGCCCGCAGTAGGTGCTGCAGCTTGTGCGGTGGGACGTTGTACCAGCGTGCGATCTCTTCGATGTTGAACTGCCGCATCTCGAGCAATTGCGATTCCTCGGCGTTGAACCCGATCGCCTCAAGTTTCGCCCCCTCGCCCATCAGTGCGATTTTCTCACCGTTCGCCCCGCCGTAGACTTCCCGCCATTCCTTGCGGAATTGCTTTCGGTGCGACTCGTCCGCCATCAGCCCTTTCGGGAGTCCCGTGATCACTGCCTTTGGAATTGCACCGTCACCGAAAATTGACGCCCCGTGCTGTTCGGTCGCCAGTCCGTAACCGATCGATTCGCGTGCGTTGGCCAGAATTCCCTTTCCGCAGATTCCGTCGTCAGTCATTGAGCTCGGAATGTGCAGCATGTCCGCCGCCGCAACCCTGGTTGACGGCTTGCCCTCGTTCTTGATCAGATAGAAAATCATCCCCGATTCGTTGCGTTTCACTTCCACCCGCGACGGATGCACCGGCCAGAGTCCGGTTGCCCGGTTGCCGTTCCGCTGGATTTCCGCGTAGGCGTTGCCGCCGTTGATCTGCTGCTGTGCCATAGTGCAACGCCACAACATCGACGGCATTTCGTCGTTTGGCTTGGTGTGTACCAGCCAGTGCCGAGGATCGTCGTGCTGGATGTCGCTGCCGCCGCCCGGACGCCGCTTGTGCAGATTCAGCGGGAGCGTGCCGATCCCGTTTGACAATAACCGCGTGGCCGCGAATACCGCCGAATACGTCAACGCCGATTGTCCCGTGACGCTGACGCCGCTAGACGTGATCGGTGCTGCCATGTCGTACCAGAACGGATCCAGCGGTTCCGGCGACAGGCGTCCCCGAATGCGTCCCATCAATGTGCTAAACCAACTCATGCCAGCAAACTCCCCGGCTTGTATGTCCAAGCGTCGCCCTCTTCCGCCAGCATGACGCGAGCTAACGCCATCACGCCGACCACGACGCCGTCTATTTTTTTGTGTGAATCCTTGCCCGGTTTGAGCGGCTTATAGTTGCCGTTCGCGTCCGGGCGAATCGTGGCGTTCCCAATCTGCCATTTGATCAGCGGATCCCCGTTGTGCTCGATGTTCCCGTCGATGACGCGTTTCTCGAATGCCTTTGTCGGTTCGTTCATCGTCTTCATCCCCTGGCCGAAGTTGATCCGCTCAACGTCGGTGCCGGCTTCCGTTATCCCGCCGTCCATCCCGCGAACGCCTTCGCTGATTTCCTGCGTCACTTTCTCCGCGTTCCAATCATCATACGCCAATTCCTGAACGTCAAATAGATCATGTACCTCGCGGAAATGGCTGCGGATGTATCCGTAGTCGACCGTGCCGCCCGGCGTCAGCGCCAACCGTGTGCGCGGATCGGATTGCCAGGACGCAACCGGCAGAATGTGGGAGAGTTTCTGTGCCGTCTCTTCCGGCCACCAAAACCACCACAGGAACCGCACGCGTTCGTCCTCTTGCGGGAACGCAAGGCAAAGGCTCGTCATGTCGCGGACTGTCGACAAGTCGAGTGCCGCGTAGCACGGTTGGCCGTACAAGTCCTCTTCGCTGAATTCCCGTTCGCACTTCGCCCAGTCATCCAGTTTCAGCCACGGGTTCGCAGCGTTCTGCCAGATGTTCAGACGGTACATCTTGAAATCTAGCAGGTCCGCCGCCGTGCGTTTCGATTTCTGATAGTCGCTCGCGTATTCTTCTGGGTCGATCGTGTGGTCCCATGCCGGGTTCGCCAACTTCCCCCACTTGATCGGATCCGCGTCCAGTTCAGCATCGGTGATATCTTCGGGAGCATGCCACGCCGCGAAGAAGAACGTGTCGTCCTGGAATCCGACTTCGGCTTGTTCGACGGACTTGCCGCGATCCCATTGTTCTTTCCCGTATCCGTCTGGATTGTTCCCGGCTGTGGAGAATTCGAAGTGCAGCGGTTGCACGCGCGAAATCCCAGCCCGCGAAATGATCTTGATAAAGTCCCGGTCGACAACGTGCGTCTCGTCGATTCCTACGCAACCGTTGATCCCTTCTTTTGAGGTCTTCGTGCGAACGCCAGACGACGACATCGGCTGCAAGAATGACCGCGATTCAGTGTGAGTGATTCGTAGCTTGTTTTTGTTCAACCTGCACTCCGCCGTCAGTGCTGCCGATTGATCCATCATTGCCACGGCATGCGCACCCGCGATCTCCCGCGACTGCGTGCCGTCCTTCGCACCGATGAACACCTTCTGGCCCGGCTCGGAATCGCCGCACAGCAAGTACATCGCCCACGCTGCAAGCGTCGGACTTTTCTTGTTCTTCTTGGGGATGAACACGGACGACTCGCGGAACCGCCGCACCGCACGCTGCCAACGCACCGAATGTTTCTGCCAGCCGAACACCCGCATTGTGACGTCATACTGCCAGTCGCAATGGTGCCCCGCCCGCAGACAATCCACATACCGTGCCGCCCGCGATGCCGCCCACGTCTCACCCCACGCTTCCGGGATCGGTTCGGGTTCACATTCCAGGCAACCCATCAGCCGCAGCGGTTCGCCGGCAGACTCGCCTTCGTACAGCTTGCAGACGCGTTCAATCCACCACACCGTCCAGCCGCCAGCAGTCGGATCGAACCAACAGCCATTCTGCACCGCTACCTCGTCCGCAGGATTGCGAATCCAGTCCCGCGTCACGTTGTCGGCTTGTGCGATCACCCTTGATTCCGTTTCGGGAGTCCGACTGTTTTGGCGGGTTCAATTCTCAGGCGGGAACGATCGGACGGATTCATGCCGAACAACGCCGCCATGCCCGCAAAATGCTTCCAGGCCATTCCCGTCTGAATCATCATCTTGTACGCATCGCCATGATCCGGGCCGGCTACATCAAGTGCTGTCGACCACCTGCGATATCGTCCGTACCACTCACACATCCCAATCAGAGACACCGTGTCGATTTCCGCCGCCACCCGCGTCGTCGTCAGTCCCGGCACAATCGCGTCCCAAAGTTCGCCCGCCTCGGCATCCAGTCCGGCAGGCTTCACCGGAACGCCTTCCACTTGCACGACGTCCTGCGGGTTCCCGTCCCGGTATTTCTGCCACGTGCCTTCCGCCAACTTCAACGCGTCGGGCTTGCGTGGTTGCTTGCGTGGCATGTCTAACCCTTTCCAGGTTGTGCAAAAAAATACGCGAT